ATGAAGTAGCGCCGGATGCAATACCAATAAAACCGAAAACTCCGTTTGTTTCTCTGTATATATTAAAATCTAATTGAGAAGCCGTAAATCCATAAAGCGAAGTCAAAGACCATGAAACTGTAATTGAGTTTGTCGAGCTAAGAGTGGCATTTCCATTTGTAACTGTCGCAAGATAAGTACCACTAGGAGGGACTGTTTTCAAAGTCGTCTCTTGTCCTGTTAGAGGATTAAATGCTGTCACAGTATATTTATAAGTACTTGCGCCAGTCGTTCCATTTTGAACTGCAGTAATTGCAGTCGGATAATCAATCTGAGCTTCAAATGTTATTGGAGCCAATGTCCAGCTTGCATCGCCAGTCCTGGACAAATTCTGAGGTGCATGTTCAGGGTGAACGATTGTCAGGACATCAGCAGATTGAACAAACTTTAATTCTGATAAATCATTTTCAGAATACGGAGTTGTTATTTCATAAATCTCTTCAATTGTTCCGCCCGAAGTATACGCTCCAAATGAAGTTGAATTCACATTTGTATTATTCATGTAGTGAATGTGAAATGTATTTGCAGTTGTATTCACATTCTTAACTATAAACTGTCTATTGTTTAAATAATTTCCCATCGGTCCAGATATGCCAGACAATAAAATATGATCATCATTTGCATAATTGTCCGCGCCTGAATAAGTAATTACAGCCGGATTCGCATTTGTAATTCCTGTTATTGATTGACCAGCTCTTTTTATATATTCGCCATTCTTAATTACGCGCATATAAAATCGGCCAAATTCTAGGCAATATGTTTGATTAACATTAAAAACAAAAGGGATTAATCTTACAGTTCTGTTTTGGTTTTTTGCCTCACCAACAAACTGAGTTCCAGGTCTGTTTGATACTCCGCCATGTCTCATGACATAAAAATTACGACAAGTCCTTAATGCATTTTGATATTTTGCAACATCAGTTCGAGCATAAAGAGAAGGGCTCAACTCACCAGATGAGAAACTTTTTTGCATAATGGCCGTCATAATCTAGGCCTCGCTTTTTTCTTCCTTGCCATACAAGACATCTTCTGGACTTGATTTTTCATCTTCCATTTCCATCTCGTAGCTTAGTTCCATATCAGTTATTTGAAGCTCCATTGTTTTTGCGCCATCGTCTAATCTTTGTCCGACGATCATCACTTTTGCTTCCATTTCCATGACAGACCCCACAGGAGGAAGCTCTGTCATGCCAAGCATATCAAGTTCTTGTTGACTTAAATACAAACGAAGGCAATAGGGATACTTTGGCTCACTCGGTTTTTCAGCAAGACCTTTGTTTGAGTAGCCAACATTTGCGACAACCTCGTCGCTCATTGTCATCATTTTATTTAATCCCATGTGCTTCATAACTAATCCCTCGCTGCGATTGATTCAGTATCTTGCCTTGTGGATGAATTATCCTCATTGAATTTATTTGCGCTGGCTTTGCTTATTTCTATTTCATATTTTTGCATTGCCTTGTCACTAAGATTAAACGGATCACCCGCCGTAAGTCTTGGCCCTATATAGTGTGCAAGCCTATAACTAAGAGCAATAACAAAATCACTTGGAAATAAATCAGCCGATTCTTCGTCTTTCGTGTATTCAATCTCTGCATCCTGTTGGTCTGTGTAAATTAATAAACCTTGATCATCTTGTAATATTTTGTAAACAACTTTTGTTGCTTCGGTATCATCTCTGAAGCCTGATAGAATTCGTCTGACATAAAGGCAATCAACAGGATATCTGTATGAGTATGCCCACTCTGTCGTAGGATCTTCTTCGACTAATCCAAGATTAACAAACCTTGTAGCAAATGGCCATGGATAATCATTCAAGACTGCTTTTCTTGCTTCATCATAGAAACGTCTGCAAGCCTGAGCCTCTTTCGATTGCTCAGTTGTAACGTTTGAAATCTCTTTCGAAATGCCAAGATGAGAGATAGCAATGTTGCAGATATCCGTTTTTGAAGCCATTTAAACTCCTAAGCTTGTCTAAACAAACCGACACATAAAGCTGAAGCGCCTGCTCCTGTTGTGATTTTCCAGCCTGGCGTCGTGGCATTCACACATCTTGCGCCAATCTCAACAATGTAAACTCCAATCGGAGTATTCGCAGCCGTGAGTGGAATAGCTGATCCGTTGCCATCTTTAATTGAACAAGTGCCAGTGGCAGATGTCGCGACTGTAACAATAACTCTTTCAATCAAGTCACCAACAAAGCCAGTAGGCCCGATGATCTGATCGGTTTGAGATGCGGCCACAGTTTCATACATTGTGTTAAAACCAAATCTATCGTCCATAAATCTCCCAAGAAAAAGGGGAGCGAACTCCCCTTTAGTTTAGATCACTTCGTCGCTAGACGATTTTGGTAACTCGATCTTTTCTTTTGATTTTTGAAAAGCTTTTTTCTCATCAACAGGCACACACCATAAAGGAACAGTCTGCACGCCATTGCTATCGTATTTAAAAAACTTCTCATCGATATCAAAAATCTGTCCTTCGCGGACCCTTCTGTGATCGATATAACCTAACTTAGTCGCCTTAGCTTTAATCTTAGCCATCTAACAATCTCCTTAAGAAATAATAAATCCATCTGGATAATTGAAATCATTTTGAACCATAGACATTGGCATCAAATGAGTTGTCACAGTAATAGTAGGAGATGTTCCACCCATTGTGTAGTTAACACGAATGTAACGCTCTGTTGCTACCCCTGGAGGGATTGGCAAAACATATTTCGCGCCAGCTGCAAAAGATGAAAACGTAGGGCTCACTACAACAGATGTTGCAGATGAAAAGCCAGCATTGTCATCAGATTGCAAAGTCGCAATCATAGTTGGCGTAGTTCCAGCCATTGCAACGTCACATCCAATAACAACACACATTGGCTCGCCTACTCCAAGACGGCGTTCTTGTCCAAGATCAATAAGATCTGTGGAAGCTGCAGTCACAGTCAATGCTTGTGCATTTGAAAATAAATTCTCTCTATCAACGAACATAATAAACTCCTTTTTAAAATTGAAAGAGGGGAGCGAAATGCTCCCCAATTAAATTAGACCAGTGCTTCAGTTTCAAGAATCGCATCAACAGTTCGAACAGGGATACCTCGGAATGAAGGGATGAGCTTGCCATCAACATCATTGTAAACCAAAGATCCACCAGATTGAACATCGTCACGTCGCTGAATATCGAGCATTTGTTTAACAGTACGATTCATGTAGAACGCGCACTTGCCCATGCCCATAGTTGGAATACGGTGATACGCCTTAATCATTAGCTCTGTCAAATCAGCCGCACTTGATTTTGCAACCAAGTTAGACACGTCGATAGAACCGATTCGAACTGCATAACGCCAGTCACGAACTGCAACGCCACACTTCCATTGCCATTGATCTTGATATGCGCGCATACGTTGACCAGCAATACCTGCAGTCGTCTCAACAGTAACCTCGCCATGATCTTCATGGATGAGTCCTGCTTTAGATCCTTTAGGAAAAATACCATGAACAGTATTAGCGCCCCAACAGATCAACCATACTGAAGTATTGTCAGATCCCGAACCGCCTGCATCCAAAACGTTTTGTCCGTTTGTAGCCGCTGGATCAGAGTAACGAACTGACAAACCAGTGAACTCTTCAGCCGCAAGGCCAGAGTTTCCATAGAACAAAGTAGACGCCATTTCCTGATTCATTGCTTCGATGAATGCCTGAGCTTCAGACAAACGAAACGCTGGAGTGTTTCCATTCAGCAAAGCCAAGTCTTTATCAACTTCGGACCATGCCTCAAGCATTCCACACTGCTCATCAATTTGTGCAGTTGTAGACTTTGAAGGCTGAACACCGCTGTTAAGCAAGCGCCATGCAACAGTTGGAAGTCCTGTTCGAACAGTCGTTCTGTGACCAGTTGGCAAATTGCCTTCCACCCACAACATGTCTTGCAAAATTTCATTTGATTGCGCCAACAGTTCCACGATAGATGGAACCTTTCCTTGAGGATCAAGACGCTTTGCCCAGTCAGCAAGCGTTAGTGCATTTGCTCCAATTGTAGCCATTATAAACTCCTTTTTAAATTAGTTTTGTTTACTTCCATAAAAAATATCTTCAATAGATTTCTGACCGCCAGTGTTTACATTTCCACCGATGATCTTGGCCTCTCTCATTGCCTGTCCAATTCTCGCGAATACTCGGACTAGCTCTGGATGATTGCCGTATCCTGAAGAGTCGAGAGCAGATACAAACTGTGGAGTGCTGAACTTCTCAAGCGTTCGCTTTGCTAGTTCTGCGTTCTCAGCAAATTTCTCGCCGCCTATTTCTGGATCAGCGATTGTTTGTTGCTTCCACTGTTCTTTAACCTGTTCCCATTTTTGAATCTGTGAATCGTAATAACTCTTTCTCGCAGTCTCTTCTCTTTGAAGTAACTCTTGAGCTTGATCCTGAGAGAGTTTCTTTTCCTTCGCGTAGGCTTCAAAACTTTCAAGATAACTCTGGTCTATCAAAGACTCCTCTTGCAGTTTAAGCTCGTACTTTTCAGGCACGACAGCTTCGACTGGTTTGATTGCATCCTGCTGAGTTTGAGTTGTTTGATTCGCTGCTGCTGCATCTGTGTTGGCTACTGCCTCGACTTTTGCTGCATCATTTGCTTGAACCGCATTCGGTGTTTCTGTAGCGGCTGTTTGCACAGTTTCTGTAGACATTGCTTATTCTCCTTTATTGCTTTTGATCATTTTCAAATAGCTGTCAGGATCAACTCGCATGATATCTGACATCAACTTTAATCCTATATTGCGCTGTCCCTCAAGAAAAAAAGTTTCACTAGACCCAGTAAAGCTTGATTTAAATACTCCGCACTTCTCTAGCATGTTCCAAATAAATCTTCGACCTTGGTCTGATGCGAGTAAAAACTTAAGATCATTATCCTCGGTATCTTGTTTGAATTTGTTTTTCTCTCTATCGATCTTGATCTGATTCTCATCAGCTGCGTTCTTAACTTTACTCATAATCGTCTAGGCCTTCGTCTAAATAATATTGGATATGGAAAACTATCTGTATCAATAGGAGGTACTGTCCCAGTAACTGGAGGCCAATAAGTAGACTTAAAATATACTGGCGCAAAAAAACCTTTTGGAAACATTAAGACTCGCTTACGTCATAAGTTATAGATGTACGATTTCCGTTTGAATCCACGGTAGCAACAATTCTATCTTTGTCATCAACAATATTTCTAAACGTAATGGTTGTTGTCTCTGCGCCGCTGACTTTGCCAGCAACAGATGAAAGAACTAGACGAAGGGCTTCGCGCAAAGAGTAACCTGTTTCGATATCTTGATTGTCTAAGAGCTCTGCAGTTAATCCCTCAGGACTTAATGGCGTTGCGCCTCCAGCTTCGGCAATCATAAATGCAAGTGCTGTATTAATAGCATTAG